AGAGATTTAATCACCTATGGGCTTCAGGATACTATTGTGGAAGTGCAGGTCATGTAAGCCAAGAACAAGTAAAAAGATACATCCTTGAACAAGAAGGCAAAAGCCCATTTGAATACGATGTCTACAACTGCCCAGAAGCCTTAAAAGGACAACTAAAAATAGGTGATTTCTCCAATGTTTGAAGCAGAAGAATTAATCAAACAATCTATTGAGAAGTATGGAGAGAATATTGGGGTGGCTTGTAGTTTTGGAAAAGATAGTCTTGTAGTTCTTCACATGGCTTTAAAATATAATTGGAACATAAAGGTTTTCTTTAATAATACTGGAGTAGAATTTCCAGAAACAATCAAATTTAAAGAAGAAATAACTAAATTATGGAATCTTAACTTGATTGAAACTAAGCCCTATAAGAATATGACTTTCTGGAAATGCCTTGACAAGTATGGATTACCAACTTGTAGAGGAGGGAAAAAGAAGTTACATACTCCTAAATGTTGTTATTACTTAAAAGAAAAGCCTACTCAAATAGCTTACAAAGAGCATAAGATAAAAGCTATTTTTACGGGGATTACTCGTTGGGAGAGTAGAGTGAGAAATCTTGTTTTCTTAAAGTATGAGAATTTAAGAGATGATGATATTAATATTGGAACTTGTGGACAGAGATATTTCTCTAAAAGTTGGAATATCTGGAAGATACACCCAATAATTAGCTGGAAAGAGGAAGAAGTTTGGGATTATATAAAGAGGAATAATTTACCAATTAATCCTGTTTATCAGAAATGGAATGGTGTTCATAGGAGGGTTGGTTGTTTGCCTTGCACAGCTTATACAACTTGGGAGAAAGTATTAAGCAAAAGCCACCCTCAAATTTATAGACTATTGAAGAGAAAACAACATCCAGAACAAAGAGAATTGGAGGTAGAGGCAAGGACTAATGCTGTGGCAGTGGTTACTACTGACGGCATTCCTCCCAAAGATAAATCTTTGGGTATCCTGCCTACGATTTTATGAACGAAAAAAGGATAAAGGAGGTAAAGTAAAATGAGCACGAAAACAACGTTATTCAGTGGAGGTTCAGAATATGGAGAAAATGGAAAACACGAAATAGGAATACACATCTATAAAGAGTTACATGAACCAGAAGAATCCGTGATTGTTGAAATTAATTGTAGCACTTGTTATTGCAATTATAAATTCTTAATGACAGAACATTTGGGAATGCAATTAGCTAATATTCTTAAAGAAACATCAATAGTACCAAAAATAAGGAGGAATAAAAATGATGAAGCAAGACGAACTAAGCGTAGAAGAACTAGAAAACCACAAGATAATGGTAAGACACAACACAACTGAAGAAGTAGAACCAGAAACCATAATAAAGATAGTGGAGGACATACAAAAAAAGATTGAGGAAGACAAGAAAACAATAGAAGAAGCAACAAAAAACCTCAGCATCTTAACAGAAAGACTAGAAAAGCTTAATGAAGTATTACCAAAAGCAAAACTATGGGCAAAAGAAAACTTGTAGTTAGTATTAAGGAGTTCGGAATGGTAGACGAGAAACTATCAGAAAGAAAAGGAAAAAAAGAACCAGCAGCATGAAACTGCACACAGTAAGATTGCATGACACAAAAGAAGAAATAATAATAGACTACCACAGCCCATACGTTTGTCCTGTATGTAAAGCAAAAGGATATAAGGCGCTTAACAGCAAGGAAGAAATGATAATGGTAGAACTAACAGGATTAAGCGAATGGAAAAGACACAAACACCCAAAAAACCTAATATATTAGGAAAAATCTATAATTAATTAATAATCGGGGAAATAACCGATAAAAACCGATGGCAGCCAAAACCATAAGAGAAGAAAGAGCATTAAAAGCATGGAAACTCTACACTAGCGGATTAAACATGCAAGAAATAGCCAAAGCACTAAACAACCATTACGAGACTACTTGGAAAGACATACACTACATGATGAGAAAAATAGGTCATGAACAACTCAGTCTCAAAGGCATGGAATACCTCACAAAATGGATAAGTCAACAAGATAGTCGCATCAGAAGACTCATAACTCATTTGAACAAACCAGATATAAATCTTAAAGAAGAACTGAGCATAATTGACAGACTTCAGAAAGAACATGAGATAGCGCTCAAAACCGGTGCCAGTCTGGGATTGCTTACCGGTGAAAACATTCAAGTCATAGGCACCCAGAACATTCAAAGGAACGAATTAAGCATTTACCAGATAATAGAAGCAGCCGAGAAAGCAGAAAAGCATGATGACAGACCAAGAATTACTAATCCAGTGGTGGAAGAACAAGGAAGTGAAAAAGCTTTGTAAAGCTTTCTTCAACATAAACCTAACCTCAAAGCAAGAGAACCTTGTGAGACTAATAGCCTATTCTGAACACAAGAGAGCGACTATCTGCTGCATGACACGCTACGGCAAGAGCTTTTGCGTTAGCATGGGAATAATACTGTGGCTTATCAGGAATCATGACAAGAAAATAGTTTTGATTGCTCCCACGCATGAGAAGACCATGATAATAAGGAACTACATAGCAGGCTTTCTGACTTGGAATCCCGTATTAGCAGAACTTCTGGATATTGACAAGAAGGGCATAGAGCGCATAAGAAAAGAGGTGAGCAAGAACAGGATGACCTTTAAGCGCAATAACGAGTTAAGAACACTTACTGCTGAGGGTCAAGGACAAGCGCTTATGGGATGGGGAAGCGACTTATGCCTTGTGGACGAAATTTGCGATATAGACTATGAAGTATATCGTAGTAAGATTACCAGGATGCTGGGAGACAATCCAGAAAGCGTTTATATAGAAATAGGCAATCCCAATCATAGAGATGGACAGATGTGGCAGCATTGGACGAACCCTAACTGGCATCATGTCCATATAGATTATACCATAGCCTTATCTGAGAAACGGATTAGTCAGGATTTCATTGATGAGCAGAAAAGCATATTGACAGATAGGGAATTCGGAATACTTTACAGAGCAGAGTTCCCTGAAGAAAGCGAAGACCAACTAATTCATTGGAGTTGGATACAAGAAGCTATTAAGAGCGAAAAAAAGCTTATTGGAGAGGTTGTTGCCGGAGCAGATATTGCTGAGAAAGGCAACGACACAACAGTATTAACCATAGGAATAAAAGACAAGGAAATGGGAGAATATGAAGTGACAAAGATAATGCACTGGGATCAAGCAGAAACCATGACTACAGTAGGAAGGATTGCTGAAGCAATAAAAGAAATGGGAATTAAAAGGATTACGGTAGACAGTAGCGGAATAGGTGCGGGAGTGTATAGTAGACTACAAGAGTTGAGAAGCGAAAAAGTCATAAACTGCATAGTAAAAGACTACAGGGGAGGAAAAAGCCCCACTAATAAAGCATCTCAAGCAAGATACCTCAACCAAAAAAGCGAAGCATACTTCAACCTCAGAGAACTATTTGAGAAGAAGAAGATAAAGATAATAAAAGAGAACATGCTAATAGACCAATTGACAAAGATGAAATGGGAACTAACAAGCAGCATGAAGATAAAGATACTAGATCCAGGAACAAGCGCAGAAGACACCGCAGAAGAAAAAAGCCCCGACTACGCAGACAGCCTATGCTACATGTGCTGGGAAGGAGGAACACCAAGCATGGTGATAATGGGAGGCGAAATGTTTTGGAAGAAGCCCGATGCCTCAGATGCGGCAGATGTTGCTTCACAATCAAAGATGGTAAGCTCTGGAAGCCTTGCAGGTTCCTCATTAAACTAAAGGGCGGTAAGACTCTTTGCAGGATTTTGGGGAGTTTTGGGAAAAATGTTGAAAATCGTAACATTTAAATAACAAAACCACTAAGTATTCTTATTTATGCTAAGCGGAACCAATCCAAAAAAAGTTTTGAACGTTCTTCTGGATGATAATCCGCACAATCACATTAAATGGAGGTCTATTAATGAAGAAGGACAAAATTCAAGCGAGTGTGAAGAAAGAAATAAGTCGCTTGAGAAGTGAAGTCCGTCAACTACAAAGTGTAAAAAAAGACATTAACGCATTTACTGGTATCGTCTCTGGTAACTACTGGACACAGACTGGAAATTTATCATTAATGATAAACCAAATTGCCGTGGGTCAGTGGTGAGGGACGAAAAGCAGTATTAACAGAATACTTTTGGCAGCCTATCAGTTTCGGATAAGTTAAATGCTTACCGACGATAAAAGGGCAGCCGAGGCGTGTTGATACATTTAGTTAAGTCATTAATGATTTACTAAAATCAAGAAACGAGCTTCGGCAGTTCAGCCAATCTTTCTGGGTTACTGCTTGCGTAAAGACAATTGTTGACGAGATAAGCAGTCTTGATTGGGATGTAGTAGCAAGTGATGAATATGAATATGAATGGGTGGCCGACAACATCAAAATAGTCAAAGATTTCTTGAAGTATCCTAATCATAATCATGAAAGCTTCGCTCAACTAATACGTGCCTGTTTAAAAGATATTCTTGAAATAGATGCTGGAGTCTTGGTTAAGGTCTTTGATATTAACAGCTACGATTTCAACGAGATAGAACCTAAAAGTGGAGCTCCTATATTAAAGCCTTTTGGTCAAAGAACCATGACAGAAATTTATTGCAGAGACGGAGCTAGTTTTTTGAAGGAGATTGATAAGTTCGGATTCAATAAAGGATACTGGCAATATTGTCTTACGAAAGAGAATATCATAGATACACGTTCAGGATTTAAAAACGCTGATGAAATAACCACTAAAGACTTTGTATTGGGTAATGATGGCAAATATCACGCCGTTCTTGATAATTACAAAAGGGAATATAGTGGCGAATTTGTTACTCTGAAAGCGCAAGGCGTTCCCGAAATTACTTGCACAAAAGAACATCCGTTCTTAGTTAAGAATGAAGATGGGTCTGAAGAATGGATTAATGCTGGAGAATTGACTGATGATGACGTGCTTATTTCTCAAACACCAATGGATACTCAAGATTTAGCGTGGCTTGAAGTGTATGATAGGAGTAGTAAGGAATTCTATTGGAAAACAACATATAATGAAGCGATTAAGTTATCTAAACAAGGCTTGTTGCCTTGGGAAATTGCTGATAAGTTGCATATAAAAAGGTATGGTAAACGTCAACCAATGATTAGGAAGTGGATAACTAGAAAAGCATTACCTAAATGTTATAATCTTCCAGACCAAATAAAAGTGGATAACGAATTTTTGGAACTTGCTGGGTGGTTTCTCGCAGAGGGTTATGTTAGTAAAGGAAACGTGATTGATTTTACGCTTTCAATATTGGAAGAGGAATATGCAGATAAAATATGCTATCTCATGCGAAACATTTTCGGATTAACTGATTCAAGAATGCAGCAGGATAATGTATTACACGTCAGATTCTTTAGTAAAGTTATATCCTCATTATTCACTCGTTATTTTGGTAAAGGTGCGAAGCACAAGAAATTACCAGCATGGATAATGCAATTGCCAAAAGAAAAACAGGCTTGTCTTTTAAATAGTTTCAATAAAGGTGATGGTTACCAAAGTGATAAGCAGATGGGATTCGTGACCGTAAGCAGAAATTTAGCGTGGCAATTAAGAACTTTGCTTTTGAGACAAGGAGCATATTGCAGTATTTCTTTCACAAAAGGAAAAGAGCACGAGTTCAAAGGCAGAATTATAAAAAGCAATGGTTTCTGGATAATAACTATCAAAGCACAGGAATATTTAGACAAGCTTTCATTCAATACGATTCATAAAAACCTTGGAAGAAATGGGTTGGTGCAATTGCTTGAAACACAATTTCTTGTACCAATACAACTAATCACGAAGAAATTAAAAACCGATATTGTTTACAATATTCATGTTGCGGATGTGCATTGTTTTAGTGCTAATGGAATCATAACTCATAATTCTTATCAGATTCCTGCTCATCCTATGTGGTTTAATGATGAAGAAATAGTTTATCTCTCTGAGCATCCTAGAAGCATGAGTTGCTACGGATACAGTCGTGTTCAGAGCATACTTGATATTATAAAAAGCTTACATTATTCTACTCTTTATAATAAGCGATTCTTTGAAGAAACAACCATTCCTGACGGTATATTAAGTTTGCTTGAGACTAACGAGACAGAAATAAAGGATTTCATGAATTACTGGAATAACGAATTCCGCGCCCAACCACACAAAGTAGCAGTAGTCAATAAAGACTTGAAATGGCAACCATTCAGCGTTAGCCAGAAAGAACTAGAATTCTTGGAGACTCAGAAATGGTACTTTAACATAGTAATATCTTCTTTCGGTCTTAGTCCTAATGAACTAGGAATAACTGATGACCTAAACAGGGCCACTAGCGCTACTCAAAGCGAACTAGTAAAGCGGAAGAGTATAAGGCCATTTCTAAAGTTACTTGAAGCCTATATTAATAAAGGAATAATACCGGAATTCGGATTTGAAGGCATAGAATTCCAATTCATTTATGATGATCCGGCAGAGAAGAAGATGAGACTTGAGAACTGGAATCTTGAACTAACCATGGGAATAAAAACGATAAACGAGATAAGAGAAGAACTAGGATTAGAACCTATTAGTGGAGGAGACGTAAGCAATAGTCTTGCTAATAGGATGATGCAAGGAAATAGTGAGGGAATGAGTGATGAGGAAGAAAGTCAAGCCCCTAACCAGAAAGAAGAAAGAGAATCATCTGAGAGTAAAGGTGATAAGCCTAAGAGCGAGAAGGGTTTAAAGGATTATAAGAAGATGAAGTATGAGGACTTGATTAGAGAACACAAAAAACTTGTCGCGGTATTAGAAGCCGATAATTCTGAAGATGTAAAGCGGATGGCTGCTGAGCAGAAGAAGGAACTTGAAACTTACATTGAGGAATCAAAAAAAAAAGATAACACAGCTTTAAAAGGAGCTAATTCTGATGTTCAATGGATCACGGTGGGTGGAAAGCACATCCCTATCAAACCAGGCCAGAGCAAGGATGAGGCAGTGCATGAGCAAATTGGAGCAAGTTCTGCAAAGCCAGCAGACAATAAGGCCCCAACCAGAGATGAGATGGGCCAAAGCAAAGTGGATGACCAGAATTATGAAGAGTACCTCAAGAAGGATCCTGCAAAGGGTGAGATTAGCCTGGTTGATTATGTGGTGGCGAGGCAGATCCAATATTATAAAAAGGGGGACATCTTATCTGCAGAGACCGCAACAGAGTGGTATAATTCTTTAATTAAAAAAGGTGTTGATGATGGACAATACTATCACGACCAACCAATAAGCATGCCTAGAAGACCAAGCGGAGCAGATTCTCAGCCACAAAATCCTAAACCATGGACTTCTCAACCAAAACCTTATACAGACACCAACCCCAACATCTTAGGACACGGAGGAATAATACAGCAAAGCGATAGTAACAAGGATGAGATTCATTGCCCTATTTGCGGACAACCAAGCCTAACATACCTTAATAGTATGGAGCAAATGCCCGAAGACATAAGATGCACGGCTTGCGGAGCAAGATTCAAAAGCGAAGAATTACTATCAGCGCCTCTCATGGAGGCCATGAGCAACGCACTAGAACAATACAACATAAGCGACCCAATAAGTCTTCCCGAATTGAAGCCTAAGAATTATGATTTTGATAAAAGCAACGATGATGACATGAACGTGAAAGCTTTTGCAGGATTTGACGTAAGCAAAAGCTTCCCATTCGTCCTAGATTACGCAAACAGCAATAGTTACAGAAACCTTTTAAAAGACTACCTATCAGACCTAACTCAGAAGCAGATTGATATGATAAGAAACATACTAAGCACCAGTTTCACTCAAGATAGCAACATAACATACATAGCAAGCAGGATAGACAAAGTAATTCATGATAAGGAAAGAAGCAAGTTAATAGCTAGAACCGAGATAATAAGATTGGCTAATGAAGGAAACCTTATGCGTATAGAAGAAGAGGGAGGAGATAAAGTAGAATTCATATCGGCTCCTGAAGATGGAAGATTATGTAAAACTTGTAAGGAACATGATGGAAAAATCTTCAGCATTAAAGAAGCTAGAGGAATGATTCCAATACACGTAAATTGTAGATGCACGACTGCGGAATACCATGAGATTTAACAAACAAGCGGATACGATGATTCTTATTCAGATTCTTGAAGAACTGAAACAGATAAAAGATATTCTCAAGAAAAGAGGTTAATTTGCACAAAAGAGAGAAATTGAACAAGTTAATAATACTTGAACTAAGCCAATCAACTCTTAAAGCTAATGCTCTGTATAATCATATAAGAAACAAAGACCCTACAATTCTGCGAGAGGAGCACGTTAAGAGTTTCAGAAGCTTTGTCAAAGTGATTAATAGCTTTGGAGAAGTGGAGGCTTTGGGTAACAGAGTGAAGGTTTATGCCCTAAGGAAATAGGATAAACCCTACTAGATTACACAAAAATAGTAAAGCTTAAATAACAAAGACATCATAATACTCTTTCTTATGAACAGTTTTAACATAATTATTCCTTTACAAAAGGATATAAATTCTAATAATCTTACGGGAATAGCCAGCACTACAAACGTTGATAGGGATGATGAGAAGATGAGCGATGAAGCTTTACAATCAATGGTTAACGACATAAAAAAGACTGGAGTAAACCTTTTCGGCAATCACGAGCACGGATGGGAAAACACTCTGGGAGTAATCAATCAAGCAGAACTAATTAATAACAGCGTTCAAGTAGGAATAATCTTGGATGATGCCATTACTAATCCTAAAGTTCCCATGCTATTGAATAAGCTCAAGAAGGGAATTAAACTCGGTCTTAGCGTTGGAGGTAACGTTACGGGATTCAGCTGGGAATACGATAGAAGCCTTGGGAAGAAGATAAAGGTATTGGATAAAGTAAAGATTTACGAAATTTCCGTTGTCGGAATTCCTAGTAACGCAGACAGTTTCTTGACTATTCCTCAAGCTATAGCTAAGAGCGCAAAATTATCTCTACAGGGTTCTGAAGAATCTTGTATTAATTGTTATACAGAAACAAATAAAGGAGTGTGCCCATTATGCCTGACGACTTTATAAAACCAAGAAGCAATTCCAAATACGTTAAGATGAAAGCAGAAAACGAACTTCCCAACACCACTTTTATGAGTCCAGAAGCCATGGGAAACGACCCTTTGGCTCAGATAAAAAAATCTTTGAATAATAAGGAGGAGAATAATATGACCGAGAAAGTAAAACTTAAAGCAGAAGACAAGCCTGAAGAAGATGATAAATGTAATAAAGAACTTCCGGAAGAAAAGCCTGAAGAGAAGGCTATGGAAGAAGTAGACGAAGAAGATGATGATAAGAAAAAGAAGAAGAAAGCAAAGAAAGCAGCAGGAGCAGAAAGTCCATCAGAAGATGCTGCTAGTGCTACTGATGATAATTCAACTTTGAGTCCGGGAGCAAGCGTTCCCAGCACTCCTCAAGACGTATTCGTTCCGCAAAGCGGAATAAGTGTAGCTAGAGAACAAAGTACCCCTATGGGTAAATCAGTAGAGCCTGATTTGCTTAAAAGCCCTTTGTTCGTTAACCTGTCAAAGCAACTTGATGGGATAAGAGAGGCCGTCAGCAATAAGATAACGGCTTTGGAAAAATCTGTTAACGACAGATTAAACAATGTATTGAAAGACATGGATAAGATAGAGAAGTTCTATAAGCAGAGCTTCTACAAAGCAATAGACGAAAACGTTGCTCCTGAAAGTGTTCAGCGACAATCCATATCTAAGCAGATAGCAGACGGAGAAGTTAGATATAGGCAAAAATAAATGGAGGAATGAAATGGAACAGATTAATTTTAGTAAAGCCTATGTCGGGAGCAATGGATTACCGGAAGACATGGTTACTTGTGACGGCATGAGTAACTATGATATGAGGAAAAGCATAGCAGGAGAATTGATGGAAGGGGGATTCACAATCAGAAAAGCCCTTACAACAACTCTAAGCACATACGCAGCAGGAAACTTACCAGTACTTATTCCTGTTTATGTTGACCCGGAAATCGTTGACCTGACAAGGAGAGCAACACCATTAGTAGAACTCATTCCAAGAGTTACTAACTATGGAAAAACAGCTGATTACAACCAGATAACGGCTATCAGCACGGCACAGCTCTTGCCAGAAGACAGCGCACTAACAGAGCAAAACGACACCTACGTAAGAAGAAGCGTATTGTTAAGATACCTTTACAGCGTAGGAAGAGTAACTGGTCAAATGTTCGCAGCAAGTAAACAATACCTTGCAAGCGGGGGATACGTAGACGCTTTAAGTCTTGAAGTCAAGAACAAAACCTTGGCATTGAAAAGGCTAGAAGAAGCAGCAATACTTCTTGGAGACCATACAGCAGCATGGACAGAACCAGTAAACAGCACAGTGATGCCAGCAGCAGATAGTTACGACGGCTTATGGAACTTGATAAGCGGAGCAAACGCTAGCGGATTAGCTCTCGGAGGAGCAGCAGGCAACAGAACCGACATGGCTGGAGTAGCACTTGGAATAGGCAATATAAGAACAGCTGTCAGGACTTGCAGAACCAGTGGTGGAGAACCAAACCTAATAGTTTGTGACTACGCAACCTATGACGCAATAAAGGCACTCATCCAGGACCAACTAAGATATGTCAGCACTACGACTATTGCTTGGGGAATAACTACTGTAAGCTTTGAAGGACTGCCAATAATTGCGAGTAGGTTCCTTAGCACGACAGCAGGAACAGGAGCTATGGTTCCAGCAACAGGAAGAAGCCTATTCGTCCTAGACACTAACGTTATAGAGATGAGAGTCTTACAAGATGTTAGTTACGAAGAGTTGGCTAAAACCAATGACAGCATCAAATTCATGCTAAAATGCTATGAAGTGTTAATTGTGAAAGCACCACAATTCAATCACGTAATCATAGACATAGGAGCATGAGGAGGACTGTAAAATGGCAGTAGTTTTTACACAAGATACGGCAACATGGGTGAAGGAAGTAACTCCGAATACGGGAGTGAAAATACTCCAAGTAAGATTACCAGCAACATTTGTCGGAGGAACCGACAGTTTGACTGTTGACCTTACAAGATACGGAGCTAACAACGTCACGGGAGTGCTAGTATTCAGGGAGACAACAGCAGGAAGCGCGGGAGGCCTAGATGCTGTTCATGCAGGAACAGGTTCGGAAACGGGTTGGACTTACAGCGTAACGGCAGGAGTGCTAACAATAACTCCTCTGCTACCAGCGACTACTTGCGTGCATAACGCAATAATCTTTGCATACTAAAAAAACTTTTTTATTTTTTTTTTTGGATTGCCTTTACAATTATGGCAAGGTAGAGGGTGGAAGACCCTCAGAAAAGAAAAAGCAACAAAGGAGGAAAAATAAGATGGTATCATCAAGAGGATTATACGGAACTAACGGAGTAGCAGCTACGCCATTCACCCAGAGTCCATATACATGGGATATGAATGTGGGGAGTTTGGTGACTGGAGCAGAACTACACGGACTAACTATAACAGCAGCAGGAACATTCGCGGGAGGAAGCACAGGATTAGTAGGACTAAATGTTGTCACAACAACCGCAGGAAGCGCCGGAATGTGGGCTAACGCCATCTATGCGAGAGTAGTTGAGGGAACAACCAAGAACGTTAATGGTTATATAAGCGTTGCAGAATTTCAAGCAGAAGTAGCTCAAACAACAGCACCGCCCTGTAGTATTCAAATACTAGCTTTGAACTCGGCAGTAACTCATACAGGTATGAGGAGCGGAAGCGGAATGGCTTACATAGGACTACATGATTATGGAAGCGACGCCGGAGTATTTAATGGGCAAACCAGCATGAACGCATTATTCCTATTTGCAGAACAAACCATATCAGGAACAGATCCCGACGGAACCAGCTTATTAGCACCTAACACGATAGCCATAAGCACTCATACCATAAGGTTCTTGATAGGAGCAACGCCTTACTACATCATGTGCGCTGACACCACACACAACTGAAAAGATGAAAAAGGTTAAAATCCTAAGATGGCTTGTTAAGTTGCAAGACGGAGAAGTTGAGGATAGCACATTAACGGTCTTGAAGGCTTTAATTAATTTTACAAAGCCGGAAGAAATGCCTAGAGGCTTGGATAACTTCAATTTGTTCAAGAGGCTTAGCGAAGCATTTGATAAAGCAGAGAAAAACAACCTCTTAGAACTAGAAGACTATGACTATACCATACTAAAGAGAATGATTGAAAAAAACATTCCAAGTTTTTGGGGCATGAATAAAGACATAACAAAAGTTATTGATTTGTTCATAAAAGCGGAGGAATAATGATGGCTAAAGAAAAGAAGAAAGAAGAAAAAGCAGATACAAAAACAGACTTAGGAATACCAAGAAGGGATAAAGTTCCTGCGGATTATCCAAGACATCAGAGATACTGGTATTATGGCGGGGCTTAAATAATGGCTATAACTCCATTAATAGCGGTATATGATTTGGAAGTAAGTGCAAGGGGAACAGACCAAACCTTGCTAAACACATGGATAAACACGTTAGTCATAAGCGTTATTTATGGTTGGAAAGTAACAAACATCAGCAACACTAAGCTAAGATACACCATAGTATATAGTTGAAGAGGATAAAAATATGGCTATAACTCCATTAATAGTGGTATTTGACCTGGATGTAAGCAGTTCAGTAACAGACGCAACGGCACTAGCTGTTTGGAAAGCTACACTTACTTATGCTCATGTTTACGGATGGGCGGTTACGCCTCTCGGCAACAGCAGATTCAGATACACAATAGTTTACGACTAAATGTTCAATTACAAACCAATAAAAACGATATTGGAGTTTATTAATGGTTTACCTGTTAAGTCCGGCGGAAAAAGACGAAACAAGCGAAGGCGTAAGAGTAAATGATGTAAGGACCAAGAGGAACTTGACTAGTAGAGAGCAATATTACTCTGAATTATCAATGAGAAGCTGCACTCAATAAGGAAGACCAAGGAGGCAGAAAGAAAATGAATAAAATAATATTCTATCCTTTATTAATATTAATCATTAGCCTAATGGTTAATGCAATTCCATTAGTTCCTCAGGGGGATATATGGGGAAAGAACATTTATGCTATTGTTAACTTCACAGATATTAACGGAACAAGAATATTTCAGAACGGCACTAAGGTAATAGATTACGGCAACATGAGTAGTTTAACTGTTAATTATAGCCAATACACCAACATAAGCCACTTGAATGTTAATACAAGCACCCTGAAGACTACAGGGGGATTATTGGATATAGTCTTTAGCTTTTTCAGCAATCTTTTCTACACAAAAACAGAAATTGACTCAAGTCAAACAGCTCAAAACACTAGTCTAAGCAACGAGATAACCAACAGACAAAACGCCGATAACAACATCAACACAACAAGCAACATTCAGAACTTAGGATTCTACAACACGACAATCATTGATGCAAGCCAACTAGCACAGAATAACACTATAGGATTAAAAGCCTTGCCAGGAACATGCACGGGAAGTTCAGTAACTCAGAACACGACAACCACTGGAGTTCAATGCTACAACACAAACATTTATAACGACACATTAATAATTGATAATTCCACAATAATCAGGACTTTCACTAATAGCGCAGGGGATGTAAGCGGCAATTACAGCAACTTAATAGTAGCAGATGATAGTCATGTTCATTCTAAGAGCACAGTTACTATAAGTGGAGAAAATATTACTAGTGGAACAGTGGCTGATGCAAGAATAGATTCAACTATTACAAGGGATACTGAACTTGATAACTCCACAATAGTTAGAACATCAACTCCTATTAATTGGACTACTCTTCAGAATTATCCCGTGGCCTGCGTAGGAACAGGAAGTAGCCAAACTTATCTCACAGCAGTAAATGATAGCACTACTTGCACAAGCATAAGTTCTCTTAATGGTAACAACATAGCAGATTATCTTAGCCTAACAAACAGCATAAGTTACTTCGTTAACAGAAGCCTGTGGACGACCATAGATAATTACCCCACGGCATGTGCGGGACAGGTAGTTAGCGGAATAGGAGACACACTCACTTGCGTAGATTACATTAATGATACGACAGCCAGCAAATACAATAATACTTTAGCTATAAATAATGTTAACAGCACAGTAGTCACTCACACAAGTCAGATAAGCGGAATACAGACCAACATAACAAACGTGAACGCCACAGCAAACTTGAAGGCCCTACCAGGCACTTGTTCAGGACAATTAGTAACTCAGAACACGACAACTACTGGAGTTCAATGCTATAATGCCAGCGTATTCAACGATACCGCTTATGCCGATAGTTTATTAATCGTAACTATTTATAATGCTTCAGCCATAACTAATGTTACTGGAACTTCAAGCGGAGGAATAAGCAACATCACAAGTTATGATAGTATTAGTTATAATGTTTCCGAGGTTAATTCTGATATTGATTTCAGAGTTAATTTTACTGGAATAACAGATTTTAATCAGATTATAGTGAGGTATAAATCTGCCACAACAGAAAGTCACACAATGGATATAGCCCTGTGGGATAGCGTTCTTGATAGTTGGGAAAGTTATAGAACGGTCGGTGTAAGCCCCGATTATAATATTATGACCATGAACGTTTATGATATAGCAGACCACATCGTTAGTGGCATTGTTCAATTAAGATTTTATAGTTCTAATGTTGGCTCATCAACTCATAATCATCAGTTTGATTGGGTAGCTATAAGCAAAGGACCTGCAACCCCTTCTTCTTCAGAGACAGACCCCTACAGTATACACAAGGATGGTAACGTAGGTTTAACTGGTAATTGGGATGCTGGGTTATTCAATATTACCGCTAGTTGGTTCGTGGGAATGTTAAATTGGAGTAACTTACAAAACACGCCGTCAATAGGGACAAGCAACTTGACATTGGTGGAGGTGGTTGCTGGAGTGGGTAATTGGAGTGCAGACAAAACAGGAATACAAGCCAATATAACAAGTGCTAATGCTACTGCCAACACAAAAGCTTATCCAGGAACAGCCAGTTGCACAGGAAACGATGTGGCTCAAAATGTCACAACCACTACCGCAGGAACGACTAGTCAGTGCATAACAGTTGTAACAACTGACTTGAACAATTATACTTCTGCTTTGAGCGTTGACGGAACAAGCACCAAGACTATTAACTTGGCAAGGATAGGTATGGATAACCTTACAGCCAGTTTCACTGATACGGGAGGAGTAGACACGATATGGAACATCACAGGAAGCTATTACTTAGCTAACTGCACAGGAATACTATGCGTTAATGGAACAACACTTAACAGCACAATAACAACCTTAGCAAGTGCATTCAACGAAACATTAAGAATTAATAGCGTAAACACTAGCAGTAACATACAGGTTCTCGGATTCTTTAACACTACAGTCATAGACGCCACTAACACCGCCCAAAACAACACAATACTATTAGAGGTTGGAGCAAGAGCAATGAACGCGACAGTAATGACATTAGTAGGAGCGAGAATGGTAAATGGAACTCTTGATGCGGGCATAACCAACATAAATAATACGATAGCAAGCATTAACACGACATACAACATACAAGTGCTGAAGTTCTTTAACACTACAATCATAGACAACACGAACACTGCCCAGAATAATACCCTAATGAGTGAAGTTGGTGCTAGGCTTATGAACGCTACATTATACAGTTACGCTGGTAATAGGATAGTTAATGGGACTTTGGATGCTGGTTTGACTAACATGAACAATAGCATAGCAGGAATTAATACTAGCTACAACATTCAGGTATTAGGATTTTTCAATACAACGATAACCGATAACACTAACGCAGCCCAGAACAACAGCGTCTTATTATTGGTGGGCGCTCGCATGATGAATGGCAGTCTTGACCTTAGCCTTCAGGGCATGAACAATACCATTGGCTTAAAAGCACTAACAACAGTAGTTGACGCTACGAACACCGCACAAAACAATAGCTTAACTAATGTTAATGCTACTGCTAACTTGAAGGCTCTTCCAGGAACAGCTAATTGTACTGGAAGTAATGTTGTTCAGAATGTCACAACAACAACTACAGGCACTACTAGCCAATGCGTAGCGATGACTGGAGGAAGTGGAGGAGGAACTGTTAATGGAAGTGGAACAACTAATTATCTTGCAAGATGGAATGGAACGAACACAATAAATAGTAGCATGATAATTGATGATGGAGTTAATATAACGTTCGGAACCGGAACAGGAACAACAGTATGGACTAATACTACGATTAACACCACATCTTTTTATGGAGGAGCACTCTATCTTAACGGCAATAACATACAAACTGATATAAGCAGTAGGATGATTAATGGTAGTTTAGACCTAAGCCTTCAAGGAATGAACAATACTATTGGTTTAAAGGCTCTTACTACGGTGGTTGATGCTACTAATATTGCTCAGAACAACACAATACTATTAGAGGTTGGTGCCAGGGCTATGAACGCAACTCTTATGAGCGAAGTAGGAGCAAGAGCTATGAATGCCACGGTACTAAGTCTTGTAGGAGCTAGGATGCTTAATGAAACAGTCAACACTTTAGTAGGGGGAAGAATACTTAACGGAACACTTCTTGGAGCAGGAAACATAACCGGTACTACTTTTGGAGCAGGCAATTACACTTTCCCAAGCAACATAACGATTACTGGAGGATACATCAGTGTTCCTCTCGCCAAGTGGAAGATAGGAAATATTGAGGCTAACGGAAACTTTAGCGGGATATGCTACAACGGGACAGTAACAATAATAGGCACGAGCTTTAATTTAACAACGGTAGGATGCTGAAAATGAATAAGAAAACTCAAGTTAAAAGCGCATTCATTAAAGTATTGCCGTTAACGTTCATAGTTATTATGATAATTGCTTTGCCTTTGTTATTGAGTATCCAAGGCGAGGCAGACGCAATCATTCCTTCAGATAAGCTTTTGTTTGAGGATAAAGTTGTTAATGATACATCATTAATGAAAGCTTTCAATACCACTAACACAACAAATATTGAGAACAAAATATTCACTGAGTTAAAGATTAATGATGCTAACCTTAAAGAAGCGGTTTTTACGATGAACAGTACGAAGCTTACTGCAGAAGATAATTTGTCCATTGTTTTTAATGAAGTGTGCGGTAAGGTTAATAGTTACGAATTATATGTTATTGAAACGACTTGTATAATTCAGAAGAATAATAGCGTTTCTTGTTCTGATGAAGAAATCCCTTATAATGGTTTAGTTGATGTAAAGAAAATCAAGATTAAAGGAGATATTGAACCGAGCCGTTGCTTGATTGGAGGAGTTAATTATTCTTACGCTATTGAGTGGAAGCCTATTTTAAGTATCGGAATTAATGTTTTGGTTGTTGATAAGTGGGCTTGGTGGAATGTTACTAGCGGAATTAATGAAACTTATACAGGCTTAGATTACGGGTTAATACAATACTATACTTGCGACGACGATAAGACTAGCGGGACAATAAGTGTTGATAGCATGAATTACAAAAACGGAACATTAACCGGAGGATTAACTAGCGGCTTCGGAGGAATATTAGGTCAGGCATATAATGATGATGCAGAAGCGGAGTATCTTAATGTCAGAGTTCCTAATGTTACTGGAGCTTCAAGTATGAGCATTAACCTTTGGGTTAATAAAACAGGAAACGGAGGAGCAGGATATGGAAGATTATTCCATGATGGAGGAAACAGCGTGTCCTGTTATAGTGAAGCAACACAAGGCTTCGGAGATTTAATAGACGTAGTTATTGATACTTCGGGAACTAATTGCGGGGCTCGCCGTCCATATGTTCATTTCGTGAATAATACCTGGGTTATGCTTACCTTCGTCTATAATGGCAGCCAAATGAATGTTTATGTTAATGGAACATTCGTATACAACAGCACTTGTTCTGGAACAGTAGTGGCTTATACTAAGTTGCAGATTATGAGTAAAGGAACAACGAGTGAGGGATTATATGGTAGTTTTGATGAAATAGGGTTCTGGAATAGAAGCTTGAACTCTACAGAAATAAGTCAGTTATACAATAATGGCTTTGGCTTGAGCTATAGGAATTATACTGTAGATAGTGTTGCTCCTTCAGTAATTGTTAATAGCCCCCCTGATTTTAATTGGACTAATGATGACACTCCAAGCATAAACTTCACAGCAACAGATGATAAAAATAATAGTATGAGATGCGATTTAACAATGAATAATACATTGTACGGATTCAACGCATCAACCCTTAACAACACAGCAACCATAATAACAGCGAATGCAAGCCTAAGCTTCTTTAATGTTTATAATTACTGGATTAACTGCACAGACGGAACTAACATGAACAAGAGCACTAGCAGAACTCTTTACCTGTATAATTGCACAGGGACAGGAGGAGCTTGCAGTGCTGGTTGCTTAACATTCAGTCCAGGATGCTACGCAATAGCAGCAACTGGATGCGATTATGTGACAACATGAAAAAAGACCTTATATTAATTGGATATTTGTGCATGATGTTATTAATTATTAGTTCAGTAAACGCTTTAAACAATAATCATAATTTCAGTGACACTAATAATAATGCTTACTGGGGAAGTCCAGCAGGCAGCAACATGTTATTAGCAGGCACAGAAGCCAACAGCACTCAGTATGTTGCTCTTAAAGTTCCCGATGCCTCATACGTTAACGTTACTGGCAGCGGAGTTCATAATGAGCCCTTCTGGAGATTTAACTTCTCTATAAATGAGACTAATATTAATCAGTTGAAAGTTAATTGGAAAGGTTATGATAATGCTGCCGAAACAACTACTTGTTACATTTATAACTTCACAACTCCCGCATGGATTAGTATTGGAAGCACTCCGACCAGTAATGATTGGCTTAACGTAACTTATAATAACTCTTTTACTGACTTGATTAATGGTCGTCTAATAGTTGCTTGTGAAGGACTTAATTATGATGCCGGAGCAGATTACATATATATTGATTATGTTGAGGTATTAGTTAATTATAGCTTATCAGAAAATCCTGTTTACATTATTAAATCGGCACCAACAAATACTTCATTCATAAGAGTTAATGATAGTCTTAACTTAGCGATTAATGGAACAACAGGAATAATTTCCGCTTATGTAATGATTAATGATAGTGACGATAATATTACATCAATAATAGTTTTTAACTTCACGAGTAACATTACTATGAGTAATCTTTCAAGCAAGATTGATAGAAGCCACAGGAAATCCTATCTACACAATTATACTACTAGCGGAGTAGTTAATGCTAGCTTATTAATTCCGAGAATAAGTCAATCTAATAAAGTTTTTGTATGTCCCGGAGCAAAGAGCATTGATGATGTTAATAATGAATGCTCTGGAAGAATAAATATTATTGTTGGAGAAACGAAGGATGGAATGACGTTATCAACCACAACGATTAGCGGATTGAATTATTATTTGCTTAGTAACATTACGGGAACCGGAGCGGGAGAAGACGACCCTCCACCCTTTTTGTTGTTCGTAGTTTATGGTAATGCCGTCATGAGGATTCTTGGAAATAATGTTTTGAGGTTTTACTAATGGAAAACAAATACGTAGGAATAATAGGAATAATCACTCTGCTCTTAGGATTCGGAGGAAGCATACTATTAACCCCGACTGAACAAGTTAACACTTATTATTGCGAATCAAGTAACACAGTAGGAGTATTTTATGGGGGAATAAGCGGAACAGGCCTCACAGCCTATCCTTACATTCAGAACAGGACAAAAAGCGTTAAGTGCGAAACGGGGTGGGTTAAGTTAAGTGAAACTAAAACTTTCCCTAATCCAGAAGCATCCATTAGTGGAGTTATTAAATATAGTTGTAACACTATTAATTGCACAAGAATATAGGTGAAAAAAAAACATGGGATTATCAACCGAAACCAAGAGAGGAAGTAATTGCACATTAACAGACGGAGTAACGAACAGAGTATTAACACTTGCTAATACTCAATTAACAGTAAGCGGAGGATTCCTAGTATTCAATAACGGACTAAGCTTAACAACAACCACGGAATACACGGTAACTCACGCAATAGCTAATAGCACGATAACATTCCTAAACGTAGTATGGGATGCTGATTACTTAACAATAATTTATGTTCAAGGAAGCACAGCCCCAGCAGTAAGTAAATACTGCACTTACACAGACGTTTATAACAAGACAGGACTAAGCACGAGCGAAGTTGGTAGCGCAATAGTAGACGCTTTAATACTTGACGCAGAGGCAGAACTGGAAATGCAAGCAGGAAGATTATTCACTAACGCCAACAGCATAACAGAGTATCTTAGCACAAAAGACAAGGACATAATAGGCAATTACGCTAGCAGCTTTCAATTAAGCCACTATCCAATTCAGAGCATAACCCTTTGCAACATAGTTGATATTGACGGGAATGCCACAAGCACCTTTGATACGGTAAGTCAAGCGGAGATAATAGTTGGAACTTATGAAAGCGAAGACTATTGGCTGCAAACAATGAATGATCCAGTAACTAACAGCATAATTCCTAACGGAAAAATAACTCTTAAAGAAAGCACCATAGCTAAAGGAACTAATAATGTAAAGGTAAGTTACACTTACGGATATGGTAGCGTTCCTCAGGTTATCTGGAATCTTGCAGTATGCCTAAGCGCAATAAGAGTTTGGATAACCTTCATGGGAGGAAACTATAATGCGATTACATCATATAGTATTCCTCAACAAAATGTGGTGAAGGGAGATATTTATCAAAGAGGATTACAACAAATAAATATGCTTACTGAGGAAACTAATAGAATATTGGATAGAGTCGGAAGAAAACAGAGAAGCATATTTTTCAGTTCGGGTGATTCACGTTGACACTAAGTAATGATGATTTCACGCAAATACTGAACGATATGACTAGGACATTAAGTTACTCAGTACTTAGCAAAACAGTAGACCCTGTTACTGGAGACGAGATTATTACTTATGTGGCAGCAATTGATAAAAGTGCAGTATTCTTCCTTGAAGAGAACAGATATTTGTTTGATAAGGAAGGACTTGTAGAAGTCGGTGATGCTTATATAATGTTTCCTACAAGTTTTGAGCCTAAGAGGATGGATAAGTTCAGCATAGACGGATTCACATACTTGGTTAAGAATGTTACCAAGAGATATGTTACTAACGTTTTCATGCACTGGTATGCTGTTTGTTATTTGTCAGAGGTATAAAATCATGGATAAAGAAGAGAAAGAAAAAGCTGAGAAACTTATTGATGAGCAAGTTAATGCTAATATAGAAAGCGATGAGCCCATTACTGAGCCTATAAGTTTAGAAATTCAAGTAAATATATTAAGTAAGAAGATTAGCAATATAATAACTCAGTTAAGCATTTTGCAAGCAGAAATACTTATGCTTAAGAAGAAGATGAAACTATGAATGAAGAAATAATTACTCCGGAAATAAAAATGGAAATCCTAAGAAGATTTAAGGAGGAGATAGTTAGGAAAGCCAAAAGACTAGCGCCCATTGACACGGGATTCCTAAGAGCTCACATAAAGGGAGAAGTAAACAGTCCTGAAGAAATAACTATTTTCACAGAAGGAGTGGATTACGCGAGTTATCTTGAAGATGGGACGATATATATAGAATCAGGCACCCCCGAAAATCCTAGAGAATTCAAGAATAAAGATGGTAATCCTAAAGGAACATACACTCCTTTCATAAGACCAGCTATTTATAGAACCATTCCTCAGATTAGTAATATTGTTAAGAGCGTATTGGAGGGAAAATGAAGCACAGCCAATTATTCATAATATTACAAACCAATACTGGAAAAGTCTTGGCATTTAGCTGCAACAAAGTAGTCAGACTAGGAAGCAATAAAGCCAAGAAGATACTAGAACTGGCAAAGGCGATAAATTGACGATATGTCTTCGTTTGGATAATGTTAAGAGGGAAATAGTTAATGAACTAAAAAACGCTGACTTATTAACAGTTACTCAAAGAAACGTAACAACGACCACTCAAAACTTTACCGCAACAGCAAGCCAAACAGTATTCACACTAACCTATGAACCGAGAAACATAAGAAGCTTAACGGTGGCTGCCGTAAACAAATATTACTTTTTGGACTACGAATTCAACGCAGTAAACAAGACGGTAACCCTTTATACCGGAGCAACCCTGTCAGATGCAGTAATTATTCAATATGATTATGGAACAACAGGAGCGGGAGGAGACAAGATATATCCTGATTATCCCAGAGAAGACCTAAGTTTCAAGAGTTACCCAAGAATAGCAGTAGAAATAACCAACCAAAATACTGAACCATTAGGACTTGGAGCAAGTAAGTGGATAAGCGATATTGTAATAACAGTTTTTGCCTGGGTTCCGGCAGAAAGAATAAGCAATATAGGAGGAAGCGATTACCTAAGCTACTTAACTACTAAGATAAGAGAAGCCATTATTAACAGGGCGAAGAGCTTTTACCTTTTCAAGTTCATAAAGCCATTAAGCACAACAGGAATCATTAAGGGACCTTATGATAAGGTATTGCAACAGAATCAGGATTTCATGATACAATTTGTAATAGAATAAAAGAGAATATAAAACAATCACTGGGAGGTGATTAAAATAGTACAGACGCCAGCGAGTGGAGCATTCGGATACGTAAACTATGGCTTTGAAGCCGCAGCTACTTACGGAACAGTAGCAGCAAGTTTTCCTAGACCTTTCGGTCAAGGAACAAAGATAAGCATTAGCAGAAAGAACAACATGGAAAGAATCCACGGTCTTGGAGCAAGGAACGCAAGTGCTAATGTGGCTAAGAAGTTTGAAGGAACAGCAACGATAGAATTCCTGCTAGGAGCAGGAGACACAACATTGGCTCATGGAGGAGCTAGTTGGCTAAGAGCAGTATTGGGAGCAATACCCAATGATGCGGTGGCAGGAAGTGCTTGGACACACACATACGCTGAAAGCAACACACTAGCCAGTTTCAGCGTAGCCAATGCCTTGGAACTAGGAACAGACTACGTTTCGGCTCTCATTGGCTGTAAGGTTCAAAGTTGCACAATAACGGCAGCAGTTGACGAAGTAGCCAAGGTTAGGCTTGAATGCCCTTACAGAACAGAAACAGTAGCAAGTGCAGGAATAGGAAACGCAGTAACGCCAACAGAAGTCCCCCTAACCTTTGCTCAAGGAACACTAACAGGTAAAGCTGGAGTAACTATAGGATATGTCCAGAACGTTGAGTTAACAATAACCAATAATGTGGAGATGGTTTGGGGACTGGGAAGCAGATACAGCACGGCAGGCCCTGAAAAGACAAGAACTTATGACGTAAGGATGACAGTGGATTTTAGTGACGTAACCCTTTTGCTTGAGAATTGGGCTGGAACAACAGTTCCCTACACGGCATCTGCTTTAGCAACCCTTAATCCCGCGGGGATAGCCTTGGTGTTAACATTCACTAATGGAGGAGCAGGAGCAGCTCTTAGAGGAGTGTCTTTTACCTTCGCTAACTTTTACCTTAACGAGCACACTTTGCCTTTGGATGTTAACGAGGTTGTTAAGGAAGATGTTACTGGATGGGCTCTTAGTTGCACAAACATAATAGTGACAAATGCTCAAGCGACAGACGTAGCATATCCGTAGGAGGTATTAATAATGGCTAAAAGCATTCAAGAAAAGTTTGAAGATAAAGGAATAGAACCTGATTGGAAGCCAAGAGTAAGAACTGCTTTTAACAAGTTCAGAGAAACCGAACTTCCATTATGGCATGATAAGAAGAACGCAGAATACATATTCAAATTTTTAGAGAAAGAACTAGAACTATAAAAAACGCTGAAGACAGCTAAGAGGTAGAAGACTATGGAAATTAAGACTATGGATTCTGGAGGGAAAAAGATTTCCTATACGGAATTAGAAATAGATTGGGAAGGAAAGGAAGAAATTATAAGGATAAAGAAACTCTCTTTCGGGGAAATGTTAGACCTTAACCAGATGAGTGCAAAGATGAGCATGGTGGGAGGAATAGCTAAGTTTGACTTAGACCAAAAGATTATGAGCGAAAACTGCTTATTAAAAAGCATCATAGCCGCTCCTTTCATCCTAAACATTCAAAGCATTAGAGATTTGTCTAACGAACTAGGGCAAGAACTAGTAGCACTATTTAATGAATTAAATACGCCTACTGATAAAAAAAAAGAAGCTTGAACTGGGCTTTCAGGACGGGAACGGATAATCCGGAGTTACAAGTTGAAGTCATTTATTTTTTGATGGCTAAGATTTTCGGATACACTCCAGTTCAAGTAAACGAACTCGGTTATGAGAGAGTCCTGAACTTCCTCAACTTAGAATCGGAGTGGAGAAAGAAAGAGCAAGAAGATAGTAAGAGGCACTAATTATGGCTGATGTTAGTATTAAGATTCCCGTAATCTTTGAAGGAATGCTAACTAATTCTAAGAAGATAGCGGAGAACTTAGTAAAAAACATGGAAGGAGCTATGAGTGTGGTAAAAGGAAGAGTTGGTGAAAGCACAAAACTAGTAGATAGCATAGCTCAAGGATTCAATAAGATGCTTGTAAAAATAGGAATCCTTGCTGCTATATGGGAGGCTTTTAGTGTTTTTCTCAGACCAATTCTTACCATGTTTAAGTTGATAATGATTATGTTATTCTTACCATTGATGCCTTTAGTTAAACAAATGCTTGTTAATATGAAGAATATTGCTGATAATGTTAAAGAAGCTCAAGATAAAGCAACTGCTGCGGGTGGAAGTCCTATGGATGTATTCGGAGCTGGAATTCTTGCTTTAGCTAAAGAACCTAGTGTCTGGATGCTTATAGGAGGATTAATAGCTGCTAGTTTCTTAGCAGCTGTTACTGCTGGTATAGGAACTGCTGTTGTTGGAGGATTAGCAACTATAACTTTAGGATTAGGAATAATGGCTTTGGCTGAGTGGATTAACAAGGAAGATTTTGCTAGTCAATTAGGAATAATAGGACTTGGAGGATTAGCTGCTTTCATACTAACATTATTAAAAACTGGAAAATTAGCTGGAGCTATTCTTAACGCTAAAATAGCTATAGCGGCAGGATTAACAATAGCTTTCATAATTGAAGCTTACGATATATTAACTCAAGACGGAACTAGCGTTCTAGAATACTTTAAACTAATGGCTACAGGAGCAGGAGCAGGAGCTCTTATAGGCTTTATGGCTGGAGGACCCGAGGGGGCTTTGGTTGGAGGAACAATAGGAATAAGTGTTTCATTATTAATTAGTCTTCTTGACGTAGCTTGGGAGGCTGGTTGGGATATTAAGATGATAGAATTATTTCAAAAAAGTAAAAATTGGCTAGTTAATGTTTGGACTAAGATTTTTCATGGTAAAAGCATTAAGGAATTTGAAAAACCTAGTTTTGTAAGTGCCTTGACTCTTGAGGAATCTGCTGAACTTAGTAAAAAAGCCTTTGGTGAAAAAGAAGATTTTGAAGATTTTTATACACCATTAAAAACCAGTCTAGATACGGTTTCGGAAAGTTTAAAAAACGTTAAAACTACTTATACTATTACGACAAGTACTATGAAGACGGACCTTCCAGTTGTAACTAAAAATGTTACCGCTCTTAATACTAGCATAGGCGGAACCAGTCTTGGTATTGGTGGAACCAGTTCATTAATAAACAACTTAAATACTGCCAAAACCACATATGTTAATATTTCAAGTACTATGAAGACGGACCTTCCTATAATTAAAAATAAGGTTGATGATTTGAGTTTATCAATAAAAGGACCATTAGTGAACAATTTAAATTATGCTATTAACAGATTTATCACCATGAAAAATACTGGTGTTGACATGGTTAATCAAATCTTAGATTCATTATCTAAACTTAACAGAACATACACAACAATTCATAAAATAAAAACGGTTTATGTGTGAAAAAAAATGGTTAGCGAAAGCGAAGAAGCGGTCAATCAAGCAATAGATAATCTTAATAGGATTCCCAAAGAAATAAACACGACCATTTCAATTAAAGATTTAATGATTAAAGAAATTGAAAGACAGATTAAAAAAGAAGCTAGAAGTCTTGAGTTTGACATTAGAAGAAGGAACTTGATATGATTGAATTAATGGAAGAGGAAAAGAAGATTAACGAGGAGAAAGCTAAGGTTATATTTAAAATGCCTGTTTCTGATTCTTCTAAGTTGGATACGTTGGAGGATTATCTTAAATGTCTTGTTAATCAACAAAGAATTATGATTAAGGCGTTAAACGACATAAATAATAGATTAAAGGGTAAAAATGGGTAATACGACTTTAGGAGCAGTAACTTTACAAGGAGATGGTAAAAGTTTCATAGCGAACTGCAAGGTATATAAGGAAGCCAATCTCACACCGATGCCTATGTATACGAGAGATAGTGATGAGACTTATGTTTTTGATTTCGGGGGAGTGACTAAAACCATAGATGTATCGGGAGTTTATATAGGAACCGATATTGCTGACTGCGCCACTTTTATTACTAGTTGTCAGAATATGATTCATGGTCATCAAGATGTTGATAGTGGTTATCCTATTAGTTTCGTTGATGATTACAGAGGAACCATAAAGGTTAAAATAACCAGATTTGAAAGTAATACCATTTCTGGAGAGCCCACAATAATAAGTTGGAATTTCAATCTTGTTGAAAGTAGCATAGATAGTTGAAAAAATGGTTAAGACACAAACAATAATCCTAACAAGCGCAATAACTCTAATAAGCTTATTCACATTACTAATTCTTAATGGAGCAATAATCGTTAGTGACGGAGACAAATTTTGTGACGGAACAACACTTGACCCCTGCATATCTTATATTAACATTACAACTAACCGAACAACTTACATTTATAATCCTGAAAAGATTAAACTAAGTTTCATCCCCGAGATTAAAGATTATGAATTATACATCAAGAAATACGGTAAATGGGTTGATTTCTATTCATACAACAAAACAACTCTTACTAAAGGAGTTAAGTATCAGTTTAAGCTTGTAGGATACAAGAACAATCCTGCCGAAACTGTTAAGTGGAGCATAAGCGGAGCAGGAGGAGACCTTGACCCATTATGGTATGGCAACAACGCCACCAGCGACCCCGAACTTTTTGTCAATAACTTTTCTCAAGCAAACATAAACGTGGAAATGGGTAGTGCTTTGAACATTAGCGCCAACATAAGTTCCGGAACTGTTTGCATAGATTTTAATCATCCAAGTTACGGGGTTAATTATAGTTGCGCAGATAACTCCACAAGTTTCATCGCCAACATAACTTATTTCAGAAGAACGACTTTGAGCAATGGAAGCTCAAACACTAACCTGACATTCGTAACCCCTAATAACGTCAGTTTTAACATATCAAGTCATCAATATGATGAGCCTGTTAATCTTAGTTTTAACATAACAGGATACGTTTCTGGAGGAACTTACCCTACGGGAGTAAAGGTTTATGTTAACAACACCCTCGTTTCAAGCATAGGAACCGTCTTGACGGGAACAGATTTTACTTTAACAACCTTCAATGACTCAACAAACATTAAGAACACGACATTCACTGCGAAAGAAACAAAGGTCGCGGGTTACTTGCTCATCCCAAAAACCGCTAATATCACTTCAAATCTTTCATTCAACATAACAGGCTTTAATAGCACAATAACACAAAACATGACTTTACAAATTGATACTTATCTGGACATTCTTAATCCTGACGAAAACTATAACAACAATTATTATATACATGTAGCAAAGTATGGCGGGATTAGTATAGAAATAGGTTTATTAAAATTTGAATCAAACATATCTCTCAATTCAACAATTAATTCAGCAATACTTCATCTAAAATTATATCAGGGAGGAATAGGGGGAAACCTGACGATAAATGTTTCTTATGTAACGGGTTATTGGGATTCCACTTGGACTTGGAACAAAGGAATACCGACACACAACGCCAGCACATCTGAAGAATCCGTCAGGATAGAATGCGGAACTTCTTCTTGCGCAAGTTCACAAAACATATATTATAATTGGAGTGTCAAAAACATGCTTCAATCAACAGTTAATAGTGGCGGAAGCAGTTTATCAGTAATGGTAAACGGAACAATTAATTCAACAGTTTATGATTATAGACATTTTTATAGTCAAGATTATGAATTACTTTATGCGGGATTCACTCCGTTTCTGGATATTAATTACACAACATCATTCCCCAGCAATATCTGGATAGAGACAGGGAGTATTGATGGAGTCAGGGACTGGAATTATACGGGAACAATAAGTTCTGAGCAATCAGTTAATTTCAGTGCTTCAGCAATAACTTCTTACTTATCCTCTTGCATAGCTGATAATTCTGGATTCTGCAAAGTCCCTATCTATGTTTATTCACAAACTCCGGGAATAATACAATTAAAAAACATTAGTCTAAACTATACCGTAGTGATTAATCCTATAATAATAAACGGCACATACTTATCAAATTATCTTAATACAATCACTTCAATATCGGTTTTTAATTATTTAGGATATTGTTATCAAGAAAGCGCAAATATTACTAATCAGAATGGTATTGATGGAGATTGCGGATTAAGTTATGGTGGGATTTATGCATTATCAAATAACTATATTTATATAAATTATACTAAGCCATTAGGTGCTTTAAATTCTACTTTGTGGTTAGTGAAACACGGATTTGACACATTTTTAGATTTTACTAATTACACAATTCCATCTTCTTGTTGGAATTATAGCGACATCATTAATTTAAGAATATATAGTCGTAATCTGGCTTCGGTTTCTTATGGTCAATGTTATAATGGCACTGATTGGTTAAACGTAACGGGCATTAGCGGTCCTGGAGATGGGCTGACTGCTAGTGGCAGTACTGATGTTTCTAAAGCTTATGATGGTAATTGGTCTTCATGCGTTCTTACCTCTGGAGACAACATTTGGCTAGGTAGCGCATCACAAACTTATTGCACTGCTCCTTTCGGCGTAGGTCAAGCTAATCAATGGTTTGAGGAAGCCATGTATTGGGATATGAGCGTTTCAACCAACATCCCTATAAAGTTCAGTTCAGACACTAACGGAAGCTTATACATAGATGATATAAAGTATGATTATAAAGGAGGCAACAAGACATACATCCTGATAGCTCATAACATTAGTTACAGCAATAATAACACAATAAACCTTACTTTCTTCAGAAGCAGAATTAATAAGAATCTTCCTTACACTTGGACAAACACAATATTCTTTCAGCCAAAGAGTTATAACCAAAGCAACATATCAGCTTATGGACAAACCCCGACCATTCCCTTGTTTAATATAACTGGTAAAAGCGTTTCTAACAATTTCAATTTATCAGTTAAGCTTAATGAAACATTTACTTGCATGAACATGACAATCAGCCAATCATACAACAAGTCAGCAGGACTAATCTTAACAAGCAACTATACATTCATCAGCAACATGACTTTAAGAGGAAACCTTAGTCTTTGGGTTTGGGTTGACCTAGTTAATTGCAACTCCAGCGTAAAGAAGTATTTGCAACCAATTATCTCTTTCAGAAGCTGCTGCACGATTTGTGAGGTGTGCGAAAATTGATAATAACAACTGACGTATTCATTAACATTCCAATAACTAGGAATACTCATCCAGTAATAAATATTAATGGAGACAATCTTACTGGCAAGGTTGTTGAGAGCACATGGATTAAGCCATTGCTTAATTACGGCATTGGAGGATTCACCATTAAGCTTTATAATCCTAAAGGAATACTAAGCGGATTATACGGTGTTGGTGACGAGGTTAATTGTTATCTTGATAATCTTGACGGAACTTATCTACAATTCACTGGAAGAATTGATTTTCCCAGAGAAGTATTGAATAAGGAAGGACAATTCCTTGAGATAGTCGGTAGGCACGTCTCTTATTTCCTTAGTGAAAGAAGAGTAAGCTACATAGCATCTGATATGGATTGCGGAACAGTATTGATTAACTTAATAACTTTATACGCCCCCGAATGCACCCATAATAATGTGAGTTTGAGCGGAGTAAATGTTGATGTCAGTTATGATTACAAAACCTTCTATGAAGCGGTAACTGACTTAATGGAAAAAAGCGGATTTGACTGCTACATTGACAACGACCTTGATTTCCACTTCTTTGAAGCAAACACCATAATGAATGATGACGAATGTATCGCTGAAGGAGATAACTTTATTGAAACCCAAGAGAACGGAAGCGATGACTATTACGAGAAAACAAGGGTTACAGTAATAGGTCAAGACGATGTAGGAATACCAATAGTTTATACCGCCATAAACGGATTAGATGACTCAACAACGGGCAGAGAAGATGAGGGCATCAGAGAGGTTTTTATAAGGAACACCAGCATAAGCACCATGAGTGACGCCTCAACCACTGCCATAGCTGAGCTTTCCAAATACACCAATAGGCCTCCTCAAGGAAGATTTAAGAGTTTCGGATTACAAACACTTAATCAAGGAGACAACTTCTGGATTAGCGTTCCCAGACAGCACATTTACGGAATCTACAAGGCTCTGGAGGTTACTCACACTTTCGGAACAAGAATGGGAGGGTGGAGAACAGAGGTTATTACTGAGTTTAAGCCTCAGGACACCAAGGAATTAATCAATACTGTTATCAGGAAAAACGAGACTATAATGACGGCCGATAATTTTAACAAACTAAATTATAGTTATAATATACCTTTTAGTGATGGTAGTTTGACAGGAAGCATTGTTGACTGCGAAATCACTAACGGAAGCCTAATATTAACAGTTGGTTCAACTACAGGGACTTGGATTAGCATTCCAAAAACCTCTTTCGTCAATCTTACAAAGGTAGAATTAAGAATAGTGGGCAGCAATCTTGGTAGCAGCATTTTCCAGATAAGCGCTGACGGAGGACTAACTTATCAAACAATAACCAACAGAGTTTTAACAAGTGTTGCTCAGACAGGCACTAGCTTAGTTGTTAAGGTTACTTTAAACACTTACTTTAGTGCTGGTCCAGAGATAGAAAGTATGGCGGTGTTATTCTCATGATTAAATGGTTATTAAAGCTTTTCAAGAAGAAGGAAAGGATAACCACGAAGAAAGCCTTTAGACTTGGCGCTTTGCAAGACCCTCTTGACACTAGAGACCACATAACAGGATACAAACCAATAGGCATTCTTCCTTCTATTGTTGATTTAAGCACTTACGCTAGCGAAGTCAGACAGCAAGGAAGCGCTAATAGCTGCACAGCTTATAGTGCAGTCGCCGTTTATGAAATGGAATCAAGAATAAACCGGGAAGAATTTGTTGAGGGCAGTGAGCAATACAATTATTATAATAGCAGAATTCTTAATGGATTATTTCCTGATGACAAAGGAAGTTATCTTAGAGAAGCTTTTAAAGTTATCCATGATTTTGGTGATTGTCCTGAGAAACTTATGGCTTACAATGATAAAGACATAAACTATAATCCGGGAATATTCTGTGGTGCTTTCGCAAGATTCTTCAGGATAAAGGAATATTTAAGGATTCTGTCTGTTCCAGGAATAAAAGAAAGCCTTAATCAAAGTCATCCTGTTAGTCTAGCCATCCCCGTTACTGAAGCTTGGATAGGATTAACTAAAGACACCATTCCTGCTTATGATAATAAGGTTGTTGGAGGACACGCAATCTATATTATAGGTTATGATGATAATAAGGTTGCTTTCAGAATACAGAATAGTTGGGGAAAGAACTGGGCTGATAAAGGAAGAGCCTGGCTTCCTTATAGTTATGTTTATGATTGCCCTTGGTTTGACTGCTGGACTATACGAATATGAAAAAGAGGTAACAAATGATGAAAAAAAATGATAACGGAAACAAAACATTCGTGAGAATTACTAATCAAACAATTTTTGAAAAGTTAGAAGATTTGGAAAGAAAGGTTGGAGAATTCTGTGAAAGTAACGGCAAAGAACACGAAAAGATAAGCGGTAAAGTAAAACTCGCTCTTTGGACTGGAGGAACAGCCCTCACCCTTTGCGGAATAATATTAGGATTCTTAATAGCTCACATAACAGGAAAAACATGAATCGGAGGGAAACAAAGAATGAAAAGTCCAAACCTTAGTTGGAAAGGATACAAGTTATCAGAAGCACTGTACAGGAACAAGGACAGCATTAAGGGAATAATAGCGATCCTTGCAGGAATAAACCTCGCAATAGGATTTGACTGGAAAACATTGCTAATAAGCCTTGGAGGAGCAATTGCGGCCCTGTTCATTAAACTGTTGGCTGACGCAGTGGATTTCTACTTTACAGAAGTAGAACTTTAAGTTCACATAAACTGGTTTTTTGCCCTGAAAGTTTTCACCCCCAAAAAAACTTATGTTTCTTTGGATTCCTTTCAGGGTTTTTTACCAGTAAAGACAAAGAAACCTTCGCTAAAACCGAAAGATTTATATACTTTGACTACTATTCTATGTTATTATGAAGCATTTTGAGGTGAAACAGAATGAAACCGCACGAAGATAAGGAATTCATAGCCAATCTTTTCTGGCAGCAGATAAATGACTTAACGAGGCGAACAAAAATGAATGGCATCCCCTCGGAAGTTGAGGACATGAACGAATACAGAGTTCACGAGAAGCTTGAGAAGGAACGACAGAACAGAGAAACACGGGCTTACTATGACTGGATTAGAAAACAGGAGGGGAGTTTGTTTATGAAGAAATTAGCTAAGATGATGCAGAATGATATAGTCAAACTCAATGAAGAGGAGACTGAGAAGAGGCAGGAAAAGGCTGATAATGACCGGGAGGCTGCAAAGGACGTAGAAGCAGAGAAAAGCGTTAAAAAGGGGGTTCTTGAGGCTTCTGAGAGGCTTCCAAGCGGAGGAAGAGGTAAGAACCTGACAATAGAGATGACTAAAATAGGTTTGACTTGTGTTTTTAGCAAGGATGACTGTGAAAAGCTTGGTTTCGGGCCGGAAAGACATACTAAGGAAGTAAGAGATTTCATCTTTGAGAAGCTCGGTCTTTCCAATGGAAAAAAAGGCGGTGGATTATCCGTAAGCATAAAAAGGGGGATGAAAACATGAGTAAAGAAAGCCATAAGGCTTACTATCAGAGACCCGAAGTAAAAGCTCACCATAAAGCTTACCAGAAGGCTTACCATCAGAGACCCGAAGTAAAAGCTCACCATAAGGCTTACTATCAGAGACCCGAAGTAAAGGCTTACCATAAAGCTTACCAGAAGGCTTACCATCAGAGACCCGAAGTAAAAGCCAAAAGGAAGGCTTACAATAAGGCTTATTATCAGAGACCTGAAGTAAAGGCTTACAATAAGGCTTATTATCAGAGACCTGAAGTAAAGGCTTACCATAAGGCTTACTGTCAGAGACCCGAAGTAAAGGCTTATTATCAGAGACCTGAAGTAAAAGCTTACCATAAGGCTTACCAGAAGGCTTACTGTCAGAGACCCGAAGTAAAAGCTCAACATAAAGCTTATTATCAGAGGAAAGTTGAACATCAGAAAAATCATCCTGATGAATATCTTGATGTTCTTGGAAAGAAAGTTTATACTGATGGAGTTACTAAAAAGCTTAAGAAGGATTTGCCAAACATAATAGATTATACGATAAAGAAGATATTAAGGGATGAAAATAATGAGTGAGGAAAGCCAAGAGTTTGACACAGAACTAATGAATGAAGTGTGGGAGCGAAAGATGGAAAAGAGGTTTCACGATGATTGAAGACACAAACCAATTAATTAAGGAGCTTGACGATTTCATAAAAGCCACGGATGACCGATTAAAAGCCTTAGAAAGAGAAGATTGGGAATACATAGAATATGCCAAAGCAGGCGGAACTCTTGACTTCTGGAAATGGAAGAAGTTTAAAGATACTCCTGAAGAAATTAAGCACACTGTAACTAGGAAAAGAAATGTGTCTTATCAAGTTTGCGAGGATGATGAATAAAATGCCAAAATGCACGGTTTGCAGGAAGAACTTTAACTTCAACAGCATAAGCACGGCCTGTGGCTCCGCAGTAAGCCATCTAGGTTGCTGTAGTTTTGCTTGTTACAAGAAAAAAACGTTTGAAGAGGCGAAATAAATGCAAGAATCTAACAGAGAATTAATTGAATTCATCAAGAAATATACGGGACTGATGACTGAAAGAGTGGCTATTCAGCAACTAGAGATAAAGGCTAAAGTTGATGAGTTGACAAACATACAGATAGAATTTTACATGCTCCCATCACAAAAACCTCTGGAAGAGGTTAAAGAGCCCGAAATCGTGGAAAAACCTCAAGAAACACTCATTAAGCCTCAAAAGAGGCACTATAATAAGAGAAAGGATAAAACCCCTAAGATAGAGGAAAAGCCTGTAAAACAAGGCAAAAAAGGGGTTTGACGAGGCTTATAGACAGAAGAGGAGGAAAGACCATGATAAATGTGAGAATTGAAGGAATACTGCCAGTAACAAGTAGTTGGCTAAGAGAATTCATAGAGTCCTTGAAGAAGCAAAAGTTCAAACCTAACTTCACAAGACTAAGCAAGGACACAAAGAAGAGCATCAGCACAGTATACGACTTCTGGAATAATCTTGAAGAAAGAACAGACATAGAATGCTTCATAACAATAAAAGAAAGAGATAAACCAATGAATTTATGAATAATATTTATATAATTTATTATATAACTTATATATATATATATATAACTTATATATAAAAAAACTTGAGAGGTTAACTATAAAAAATGGGTAGAAACAAGATTAAAATAGGAATTAAAAAACTCTTTTACATAGATGAAAATAACAGCAAAAAACTCCAATACCTTGCAGCAATAAACGGATTAAGCAACAGCAGTATGATTGATAGATTAATAGAACAAGCCTATTCAATGACGGACATAGGAAGCAAAGAAGCAGAACTAGAAAAAGAACGACTAGAGCACCTGAAAATAGCTGAGGAATTAAGATTTCAGCAAGAAAAACTCAAAACCATGAGGCCACTAAAGGAAGCATTTGAAAAGGAAATGCTTGAACTAAAAGAGCGTTGCATAACAAATCTTATTCGGAAGATAAAAGAGAAAACTCCCTTTGCTGAACTTGAAGAACTGGCGAGAAACCAAAGCATAATGATGAAAAGAAAGTGTGAACCCGAAGAATTGTTAAATGAAGCTTATGGAAAGATAAAAGAGCCGAAACCAAAAAATATTTAAAGTAAGCAACATTATTAAGCTTAATGAACTTACTTTATTGAGGTGAAACTTATGAAAGAAGAGATTTTTAAAAGACTGCAAGAACTTCCTGAAGAGATTAAGGCCGCACAAGAAAAACTGCTCATTCTCAATGACGAAATAGCAGGTCTCACTGACGGCAACAAGAAGATAGAATACCAAACTCTTAACGAGATAACAGATGAAGTTGATGCTGAGGGAAAGGCTCGTTACACTAATGATTTGAAAAGAAAATCAGAACAGGCAATAAGACTGGGCAAGCATCTTGGTTATGTTCATGTTCAAAGTCTTATTAGTGATAAGATTAAGGAAACTCAGAAGCTTGAGATAATGATAGATTATTGGAAGAGGATGTTCATAAGCGCAGAAGTAATGGGGAGACTAATATAATGATTGAGCAAAAGGTTATTTGGACTTGTGAAGTGTGTAAGGAAGTGTATATTGCTGATGAAGGCATCTGCCTTAATGGCGGAACTCGTGGAAATAGTAAAAAAAGCAAACCAAAGGTGAAATAGATTATGTTTGAGCAGAAAACTACTTTGAATATTGTATTAACGATTGATGTAATTAAAGCTAAGATATTGTATGCTAAAACAATAGAGGAACTTAATCAAGCAAAGAAAGAATTAGAAGATTTTACTAATCAGGTTTGGTTTCGCAAAGACGAACAGGTTGAGAGGGTTAAGAAGTCAGTTTTTATTGAGCACTTAACTGAGAAACAGCAGAAGGAATTGTGGGAGGCACTCTATGGTTGAGCAAAAGACTACTAAAGAAATATTGAGTACGGCTATTAAGGATTTTGATGTTTTTCCTTCACAGAAAGGAGTACTAATTTATGTTGATCAGGAACTTGATAATCAGGTTTGGCTTCGCAAAGACGAAAACAACCCCCTTAATTATGAGCCTAAAAAGAGATGGCTTGTTTTTAAAGATTGGAGTTTTAGAAAGCCTAAAATGTTCCTGTTGTTTAATAAGACTAAATGGTTTATTGTCAAAAACAAAGAAAATGATATTGGTCTTGGAGAAATAAAGTGGGATAGTGGATGGCGACAATATGTATTTGATGACGGGAAAATAAAATTGGCAGAAGGATGTTTATTTGAACTCTTTGAAAAGATTAGAGATTTAAGATTAAGTAGTGATTGTTCTCTCGCCCCAGAAGCCACGACTACAGGCGAACGTCTTAGTCCAACCTCTGGGGGTTCAAAACATACGAAAGACAGGAACCTGTTGAGTATGGGTTTGAAAGCAGAAACTGAGAAGTGTAATGTCATCGCACGTGAAACCCCTTCTGTTTCTGCTGAGAACATTAAAGATGAGGAGAAGAAGGAGAAGGTGAAATAAGATGGAAGTGATTATAAAATATGTAAAGAAAGAAGAGAAAAGAGCAAAGACATTATTGAAGGATTTTAAGCAACTTCATACAGATTTTGGAGGTTTTCCTGAATGTGCAAAGGCTAAACTACTCCTCAATATAAAGAAGAAGGATGAGGTGATGTAAGAATGATGAAGACCGGAAAGATAAATTTTGTAGCCAAGACTGGAGGAATAAAACTTGAAGGAAGCGATGAATGGCTTAATCCCAGTGAGAAAGCCAAAGAGTATGTGAAGCCAGAACTAAAAGGAAAGACAGTAGAACTTGACTTGGATGATAAAGGAAAAGTTTTTAGCTTCATAAAAGAAGTGAAAACGGAAGTTAAAGAACCAAGCAAACCATTCAATAAATCCGCAGAACAACCTGATTGGAATAAAAAAGATAGATATATTAGAGCTCAAAGTGCAAGTAAAGATGCATCAATAATTGTGGCGGCATTAATAAGTTCAGATAAAATACTAGATGGAGAATCTGCTTGGATTTTGTTTTCCGAATTGATGCCTAAAATATATTCCTTACATGAAATAGTGGTTGAAAATAATGAAAAAAACCTTGAAAAGTAGGTGTGCTAACTGCGGGGCTCTTGTTAATGAGCTCCGTAGTCACTTAGCAGGCTGGAGCAAAGGAAAAGAGGCGTGGACTTGTGATAAAAGTAAGCATAAAACCTGAAGAGATAACACAGGCCCACAAAGAAAGTGATGAACTGGATGCCATAAAAACTTATGAGAAGTTTAACTGCAAAAACAACTTTATTGGAAGACTTGGAGAGATAGTGTTTGAAAGGTTTTTGCACAATAACCAGATACCTCATATTACCGTTAGTTTCGTTAAGAAAGGATGGGAAGACGAAGACTTCGTCATAGACGGAAAAAAGGTTGACATAAAGACCACTTTTGATACAAAACTTTGGTTTCAGAAACCAGTCTTTGACATATACATATTCACTCGCTTAAATGATGACATGAAAGAACTTTTTATAATCAGCTACATTAAAAAGGCTAAACTAGAAAGGCTCATCAGCGAAGGAAAACTTGAAATCATTAAGAGAGAAAACAGGCAAGACTACGTTGTAATGATAGAGCAAATGAGTCCGATAGAAGAACTCCTGAAGGTGAAAATATGGAAACAATAAAGTATGAGGGAAAGATAAAAAGCACTAGCACAACAGAAATTAATGAGGAAGACTCCGACACGAGCATAGGAAAAGTCAATTTTTTGAAAGTAGAGGAAGGAAAACAAGACATAAAAATAAGCATCGTAGGTCCTCCGGAGATTGCGGAATTTTTTGAACCCGGAGAACCAGTCAGCATAGAAATCAAGAAGCTACAAAGCAAGCTGACATGACTACTTTTTTCAGGGCCGCCACTATTGTCAAAAGGAAACAAGTAATACTCGTGGAGATAACTGGTAAAACTCTTGAATTCAAGATAATGACGAGGAAAGGAACATGGACTCAAGTATGGATAGAGATAAGCAAAGAAAAGATGCTTTGGATATGCAACGCAAAAGGAAAGAATTACGGTTGCGTAATGAGGAAAGAAACGGACAAGGCAGTTTGCAGTCATCAAAAGGCGGCATACCTCTGGCTATTAAAGAGAGGAGTGACTTGCAAAAAGGAATTAATAAAAAGCACATCACAAGTAAAAAGATTGTTGCTTACAAGTTCATTATCATCAGCGGAGTGATAAACGCAGTTGATGAAGAGCAAGCAAAAAGTATTAAAAGATACCTTGACAGAGAAGGAATTGATTACCTGATTAATCCACTGATTGAGAAACGCTTAGAGAGTTGATTTTTTGTTTCACCTCAAAAAGAAGCTAAATCTGAACTTTCTAGGCGCTCAAACAATGACAAACATAAACATAGAATTACCTGATGATTTGCACAGGAAGTTGAAGGTGCATGCTGCAGAGAAAGGAATAACATTAAAAGATTATATAAATGAGGTGCTAAAAGAAAATGGCTAAAGTTGAGATTTGGTTAAAAAAAAGAAGTAAACCTTGGACTAATAAAGAATATCTAAAATTAGAAAAACTTTGGAATGAAGAATTGCCAATATTTAAAATTGCAAAACTTATGAAAAGACCTTATGAACATGTTTATGAAAGAATTTGGAGATTGAAATACAACGGATATTTAAAACCAAGAAAAGAAGCACCAATTTTGAAACCGGATGATGAAGAGCAAGCAAAAAGTATTAAAAGATACCTTGACAGAGAAGAAGTAGAATACGAGATGAGGTGCAAAAAATGAGTTTTGAAGAAGGCGTGGATTTAGGAGACCCACTAGATAATAAAAAGTTTAGTGAGGTCATCCCATCATTGAAAAATGCTTTATATCAAGATGCGAATGGACATCTGGTTGTTTTTGCTATTGATGTTATGAGAATGTGTCTTGATAAGGAAAGAGTAAAAAAAGCAATAGAGAAACATGATGATTGCGCGTTTGGAGATTGTTGTTTTGAATGCCAATCAAACAATAATCCAGAAAAACTTGATTGTTTTAAATACATTTTGAAGGAGTTGGGATTATGAATAAATACGATAAGATGATGATGAAACAAATAGGAGACAATTTACGATATATATTGAATAGATTAGAGAAGTTGGGATTATGAAGATAAAACCTGAAGTAATCAATTATCGCAAATATCATATTCCCGCATGTCCTGCATATATGAGAAGGCCGAAGAACGCCGTTTATTTCAGCGCAGCCAACAGCATAAAGCATGAAATAAGCAAGGCAGTAGCGGCACTCATGCTTCATAAATGGGGGGATATAAGGTTTGGAGGAGCAGTAACTAAGCACATAGAAATACTTGCCATGAGTATAGATCTTACTATGCAAAGCTTTCCAAAACAAAAAGCCGACTACATAACGGAAGCTTGTCCCAATGACGAAGCAGACAGGAGAGTAGACCTTGTTAGGCTAAGAGATGATGTTCGCTACGAATTTGAGTGTAATTCAAAAGTAAAGAAAGAGGGAATTAATACGATAACGATTTATATTTAAGGGGATGGAATAATGATGAGCATATTATTATTAAGTGCAATAATCTTTTATGATGTGGGAGTAAATCTTACACCATACTTAACCGTTTTACCTGCTGAATGCCCAGTAAGAATAGATATAGTAAGCAGAAACAACATTTATTATGATGGTTACGCCTGGTATAGCGGAAGAATAATCATTTATGACGGTAATCATCTAAGTGACGACATGAAAAGATTTGTGCTGTTGCACGAGATAGGGCATGTTTGTGCCGGAAATAATCGTCTAGGAAGTTATCAGGATAGAGAGAACAATGCGGACAACTATGCGAATATAAGGGTGAAAAATTGATGCCTTTACTTATGAAGACTTGCCCAGTTTGCAAGAATGCTTTTATGACTACTATGGAACGAAAGAAATATTGTAGTTATGCTTGCAGAGATAAAAGGAAGGCTTTAATATTCAATAAAAGCCTTTACAAGTTAAGCGTTGAAGAAATGGCTTTAAGAAAAGAATTAATGAAGGCATAAGGAATAACGCCTTCCCGCCACATTAAATGCGGAGGGTATTCAACTATGACTGAACAAAAGACTATTAGGATTTTGAATTTGTATGCTGGAATTGGTGGTAATCGTAAGCTTTGGAGTGGAGATATTGAGGTTACTGCTGTTGAGAATGTTCCTGAAATAGCAAAGATTTATCAAGACTTCTTTCCACAAGATAAAGTTATAGTCACTGATGCCCACCAATATTTACTTGAACATTTTGAGGAATACGATTTTATTTGGAGTAGTCCTCCTTGTCCAACACATTCAAGAGTGAGGTTTATGGGAACATTAGCTCCTCACCCAACTTGTGGAACAATAATTCCTAAAGCGTATGCAGATATGCGTTTGTATGAAGAAATAATACTCTTAACTTCGTATTTCAAAGGGAAGTGGTGCGTTGAAAATGTTATCGGATACTATGAACCCTTGATTAAACCACAAGAGGTAGGAAAACACTATTTCTGGACTAACTTTCCTTTAAGCAACATTAAGATTAAAAGTAGAAAACATAATGCAACAATTTCAGAGATGCAAGAATACAAAGGATTTGATTTGAGTAATGTTGAATTAGACCATAGGAAAGATGTTATTCTCAGAAATTGCATAGAGCCAAAGCTGGGATTACTTGTTTTGAATTGTGCTTATAAGAATAAACAGATACAACTAAACGAGGTTATGGTGGATAAAAATGCTGTGGCAGTGGTTACTACTGACGGCATTCCTCCACAAGTTAAAACTTGTGGTATCCTGCCTACGATTTTATGAAGATTGTAATGAAGAAACCGGATGAATTAAAGCACTTTGAGAACAACCCGCGATACATGAGCGAAGACGAAATGACTAAACTTGTTAATAGCATTAAGGAGTTCGGAATGGTAGACCCCCTAATAATAGACGAAGAAGGAGTTATTATCGGCGGCAATCAGCGTTACGAAGCAGGATTAAAACTAAATCTTGAAGATTATCCTTGCGTAATCGTTGAGGGATTGAGCGATGCAAAGAAGAAGACCTTGAATATTGCCTTGAACAAGATTATGGGAGAGTGGGACGATATACAACTAGCGTCAGTCCTTATGAGCATAAAAAGTGAAGACAAAGACTTATTGTCTTATACTGGCTTTGATGAGAAAGAAATAAATATCTTAATAAACGCAATCGGAGAGACTAACATTCCTGTTGATGATGTTGAGCCTAATGCTTATGAACTTGCTAAGTCAAAAACAAAAATAATAACTGGAGACGTTTTCATATTAGGAAATCATAGGTTAATGTGTGGAGATGCCACTAAAAGTGATGATGTTGATAAGTTAATGAATGGAGAAAAAGCTGATTTGTTATTAACAGACCCACCATACGGAATAAATATTGTCAAAGCCGATGGAAAGATTGGTTTTGGCAATGGTCGCCTCGGCTTTGACAATAAAACTACCAACAGGAACAAATTTGGAAGCATCGGTAGAGGTGGAATTGTTCCTGTTGGTAAGCATAAGATGATAGAGGGAGATGATAAACCATTCAATCCAGAATTCTTATTATCATATGGAAAAAATCAAATAATATTCGGAGGGAATTACTTCGCCAATAAATTGCCAGAAAGTTCCTGTTGGCTCGTATGGGATAAAAGAGAAGACATCCCGAGCAATAACTTTGCCGATTGCGAATTAGCATGGACAAGTTTCAAAAAACCTTCAAGAATTATTAGATGGAAGTGGTCTGGATTAATAAGAGCTGGAGAACGAAAAACTTGATAGAAAGTGTTTTATGATGGAAATAGACCCTGTTTATTGCCAAATCATTATTGATAGATGGGAGAAATTAACAGGCAATATACATGAAAAAAGGATAAAGGAGATGAATTAGAATGGATGATATTGATAAGAATTGTGGTAATTGCAGATTTTATCCAGAATGTGATTTTCCAGAATGTTTAGTCTGTCCTGATTGGAAGGAAGAAGATAAGTCCTGTGTATTCTTGAGGCGACTTTATGAATGAAGAAATTGTTGAAATAAAGGATTATCTTAGAAAAATAAGTGAAACTATAAAGAAAGAGAACCGGGAATCCAATAGGTTAACAAGATACTTGCCAGACCACGAATTCATATTTGGAAAATAAAAAATGACATACTCCCAAACAAGTCACACTGAAGTGTGGGGTTTCTCACGCAGAACTCCCAACTTAAACCTTTCCCTTTTGTTCCAAAAGGTCGGCTTCGGTAAGCCTAAAGGTATAAGAGGAGCTTCTGCTCAGAGAAGAAACCCTCAAAGACTTACCACCTCAGATTTTGGAGGTGGTAACTATGCCACAAAGATACAAGCATTTCAATCCAGTAGAACACAAGATAGAAAGCAAGATAGCAAGTGTAAAACAAGGTTTTCACTGCAAATACAACATCAACTATCACATTATTTGGATACCAAAGTATCGCAAGCCTGTCCTTGCGGATGAAAAGGTGAAAGAAGTGTTAAAAACAATAATTCAAGGAGTATGTTATGATAACCAAGTAGAATGTCTTGCATTAGAGATAATGCCCGACCACTTGCACCTTTTCGTTGGTGCAAGACCTACAACCACTCCTTGCGACCTAATCAAGAAGTTGAAAGGAAACACGAGCATACAGCTACGCAGATGTTTTCCTCAGTTGAGAAGTCTTGGCTACGCAGAAACTTGGAAGAGATTTAATCACCTATGGGCTTCAGGATACTATTGTGGAAGTGCAGGTCATGTAAGCCAAGAACAAGTAAAAAGATACATCCTTGAACAAGAAGGCAAAAGCCCATTTGAATACGATGTCTACAA